TCCACGGGGGTCTTGCCGTCGGCGGCGACACCGCCCACGTACACAACGTGCCGAGCTGTCGTGTTGTACCCTTTTGCCCCGTTGGTAATCTCCCATGAATCGACCTGCGCATCCTCGTTGTTGTCCACCAGCCTCTCCACACGGCCGTCGAGGTGTATCATATCGGTGTATCCTACCTGCTTCCAGCCCCGCCCGACAGGGGGTGCGGAGGTGTGCCAGCGACGGATCTCGTCAGCCGTCACCTCACGCCCTTCGGGGGTGGCGGTGCAATGCAGGACCAGATATTTCAACTTTCCCATGACTTATGCTCCTTGTTTGGCTTGCGAGATGGTTATCTTAGCGGTTTTCGAGTTGTCGGCATTCAGGGTAATGGTCAGAGTCCCACTTTTCGCATTGCCCGTGTCATTGGCCTCTGCCGAAATGGTCACACCGGTTTCGGTTTCCTCTACCTCAAAACCGGCCGGAGCGGCGTCTACGGTGTATTCACCGCTGGCTGTTACGGTCACTTCCTTGCTGCCACCCTCTGCCGGAATAGCCACCGTGGTCGGGTCGGCAGAAATGGTTTTTGCAGTCGGCTGAAATACGGGACTTTTGCGGCTGTCCAAAACCACGGTCTCCTCCCCGAAAGCGATATTGGTATCAGCCTTCATCAGCATCTTGAAGAAGTACAACTCGCTGGCATTGGAAATCTTGTCTATCTGAATGACATTCTCATCGTCTTGCAGATTGACGGCGGCGAACAGGTTTCCGTCTGCGCCCATCGAACACAACGTGGCCACGATCAGATCGTCGGGCCATGCAGCCAAAGTCTCGATGGCGATACCCTTGTAACGTCTGGCATTGACGTCCGTCTCGCTGGCGTTTTTGGCCTCTCGTTCCGTCAACTCGTCATCGTACTTGTCGAAATCATCGATACTCATGATAATACGCAGGTTCGGGTTGTTGCGGATTGCTTTGGGGATAGCGCTCCGAACGGCTTTCAACTTGCCGAGCATGGTTGTTTCCTCGCTGTCCACGATGATGAGTTCCGTATCTTTGGCCATTTGGGTGAGGATACCGTTAAACAGATGGTCATCATCGTCTCCGTATTCGCCGTTGATGTAATGGTCACCTAATTCGAACTGTACCTGTTTGGCCAGTTCGGCCAACAGCGCATTCTGGGCTTCGGGTGGTAGCTCTGCGAACACGAGGTTGCCTTTCGGCTGCCACTTGCGCCAGATTTGCTCGAAGGCACGGGGATTGAACACGGTGAAGGCCATGAAATCCTTCGGATCGAGGCTTTTTTCGTCATAATTGAAATTGCCCTTCGAATCTTCCACACCGGGATTTTCCTTGCGTTTTTGGAGCATCTTCCCGCTTTTCAGACGGGGCAGGCTGATTTTCTTCTCCACACCGGGAATGACCATAATCAGGCCTTTCTCCACGATTTCGTTGCCGGTGGCGGCGAGGGTCAGCAGCTGCTCCAGCACCTCGCCGTTGTAATTGGTGTTTTTTACTACTATCGCCATCGTTATTGTTTATTAAGTTTGTTGTTGATTTCCTTCATTCGCTTGCTCCACGGGCTCTCGTCTCCCGGGTCCACTTTCAGGTCCTCCATGACCTTGCGTTTCGGGGCAAGCGCCTTTAACGCTTTTTCTCCTTCCTCCGGGTTGGATTTCAGGATATTCTCATATACAGGACGCATTTCGGCATTGATGCGCCCGTCTGCCTCCGCAGCGTCAAGCAATGCCTTGCGTGCGGCTTCTTCATCGGCGGCCGCCTTGTCCTCAAACTCTTTCAGCTGGGTTTTCAGGTCGTTGTTCTCATTTTCCAGACCGGCGACACGGCCCGCTTCCCTTGCGTAGGACTGAGCCTGCGCGATTACTTCCTCCTCGCTCTTGCAATTGGCAAACGAGGGGTGTTTCCGAATTTCCTCCAAGTTCATCTTGCTTTTGTTTTGTGGCTCCGTGAGCCGGTTGTTGAATAAAGTATATATCTGTTCCGGGGTACTGCCCGCCGGAACCGGTTCCGCGTCATAGATGCCGTCGATAAAGCCGAGGCGGAGCGCATCGTCTGCCGTCAGCCAATGGTCCTCGCCGTCAAAAAACGTAGCCTTGACCTCCTCCTTCGTCATGCCGAGACGGGCGGCATAAATGTCTCCGAGACTATCTTCGAGGCTCTCTATCTCTTCGATGCACTTCTGCATCTCCTTTTTATTGCCATAGCAGCCTCCGCTCACGCTGTGCAGCATCAGCCTCGCATACTTGCTCATCTCTACCGGTTTTCCGCACAGGGCGATCACGCTGGCCATGCTGGCCGCGATACCGTCCACATAGATGTGTACGTCCGCCTTGCTGTTTTTGATGGCGTTGTAGATGGCGATGCCGCAATACACATCGCCGCCGTTACTGTTGATGCGGACATGGATCCGGCTCCCCGCCTTTTCGGCTTCCAACAGTTCCCGGGCCACCCGTCCGCTCTGTACTTCGTAATAGTCTCCGATGTCACCGTAAAGGAAGATGGTGCACACTCCCTCCGCATCGGTCTGTATATTGAAAAATCTGCTCATATCTGTCTGGTTTTAGCACATAATCACGCTGGGTTCACATCGCAAAAATGCGACAAATCAACAGCGTATGAAAATTGTATTTTTACCGTGTAACGGTATGATGTCATGGTGGTTTTGTAAAGTCTCATCATGCGGAACGATTTTTATTTCGCGGGATTTTTAGGGCATTTTTGCAGTTGAATCACAAGAATTAAAGCACTATGGCAGATTTGACGAACGCCCAAAAGAAGGAATGGGCCAAGACTTTATACATGCGGGAGAATCTCACGCAACAGGAAATAGCGGAGCGTGTGGGAGTGTCCCGCGTGACAGTGTCCAACTGGGTGCGTGCCGGGAAATGGGAGGAACAGAAAGCCGGGCTGACACTCACCCGGCAGGAACAGGTGGCCAACCTCTACCGTCAGGTGGCGGAAATCAACCGGGCCATCTCGGCACGGGCGGAGGGGGAACGGTTCCCGAATTCCAAAGAGGCCGACATTCTCGGCAAGCTGTCGGCCGCCATTCGGAACATGGAACAGGAAACCGGAATAGCCGATATCATCAGCGTGCTCACCGGTTTCATCGAATGGCTCCGTCCGTTCGACCTTGAAAAAGCAAAAGAACTGACAAGGCTGGCGGACGCTTATATCAAGGACAAACTATAAACGGGAGGCTCATGAAACAGATCGACAAAACAGCACTCCTCGACTGGGAGAAGTTTAAGGAGGACATCGATAGGGCCACGCCGGTGGACAAATCCATGTCCGCCGCCGACCGGGAGAAGCACCGCCGGTATCTCGAAAGGCATCCGGTGGAGTGGATCAAGTTCTTCTTTCCGAACTATGCCAAGTATGAGTTCGCCGATTTCCAGAAACGGGCCATACAGCGCATCATCGCACACGACGAATGGTTCGAGGTGCTTTCGTGGAGCCGGGAGCTCGCCAAGTCTACCGTCTCCATGTTTATCGTCCTGTTCGTCACGCTCACCGGGCGGAAGAAGAACGTCATCATGACCTCCAACAGCAAGGACAACGCTGTCCGGCTGCTGGCCCCTTACCGGGCCAATTTGGAGGCCAACGGCCGCATACAGGCCTATTACGGCAAACAGGAGACGCCCGGCTCATGGACGGAGGACGAGTTCGTCACCAAAGGAGGCGTGGCGTTCCGTGCAATCGGCGCGGGACAGTCGCCCCGGGGTTCGCGCAACGAGGCCATTCGCCCGGACGTGCTGCTCGTGGACGACTTCGACACGGACGAGGACACTAAGAACCCAGACACGATACAGAAGCGGTGGGACTGGTGGGAAAACGCCCTGTATCCGACGCGATCCATCTCGGAACCGACGCTTGTCATCTTTTGCGGAAACATCATCGCCAAAGATTGCTGCGTGGTACGGGCCGGGGACATGGCCGACCACTGGGACATCGTGAACATTCGAGACAGGAACGGTCGCTCCACTTGGCCGGAGAAGAACACGGAAGAGTTTATCGACCGCACGCTGTCCAAAATATCCACCAAAGCGGCGCAGGGAGAATACTTCAACAACCCGATTTCTGTCGGGGAAGTATTCGAGACCATCGCCTACGGCAAGGTTCCACCCTTATCGAAATTTAAATTTTTGGTCGCATACGGTGACCCGGCGCCGGGCGAGAGCAAGGGAAAGAAAGGCAAGTCCTTCAAGACGGTCTCGCTGCTCGGCAAACTCGGGGGACGGCTTTATGTCATCAAGACTTTTCTCTCCCAAGCCCTGAACGCCGAATTCATCGGTTGGTATGTCAAACTGTTGGAGTTCGTCGGCGGAAAAGCCACCGTGTATTGCTACATGGAGAACAACAAACTGCAAGACCCTTTCTTTCAGCAGGTGTTCAAACCGCTCGTGGCCAAAGTCCGGAAAGAGCAGAAAATATCGCTTTATATCCGGGGGGACGAGAAGAAGAAAACCGACAAGGGAACCCGGATAGAGGCCAACCTCGAACCCTTGAACCGGGAGGGGAACCTGATCCTTAACGAGGCGGAGAAGGACAATCCGCACATGAAAGAACTGGAAGATCAGTTCAAGCTGTTCACGCTTTCGTTACGCTATCCGGCGGACGGCCCGGATGCCGTGGAAGGAGGCAACCGCATCATCGATGAACTCATACATCGGTCGGAGCCTCCGGTGGTCAAGACCCGGAGAGAGTTGCGGAGACGGAACAAACGAAGATTATAACCCTTTAACCCCTATACCTATGAGTCAATTTGTCGAATTGAGGGACTATGACGCGAGTATCCACCGCGACATTCTGGATGCCCTCGTACGGGAGGACGAACCCGTCATCGAAATATGCGAGGACAGGGCTATCGCCGAAATGCGGTGCTACCTGTCGAAACGCTATGACTGCGACAGAATCTTCTCCGCCACCGGGGAGGAAAGGAACCAATTGGTATTGATGATGGTCATCGACATCGCGGTCTATCACATTTTTTGTATCCACAACCCCCAGAAACTCTCGCCCATGCGGAAGGACCGGTACGAACGGGCCGTAGAGTGGATGAAGGCGGTGGCGGCCGAGGAGATCTCCATCGAGGGGGCGCCGCTCCTGCCGGCGGAGGAACGGGCCGGAAACTCGGACTTCCGCATCGAGAGCAACCGAAAAAGGACAAACCACTGGTAATCACATAAGACTATGGCAAAGAAACAAAAACAGAATAACCGGGGCATCATCACCGTCGGAGGCAATCTGACGCTTCCCGGACAAAAGAGACCGAATGTCATCGTGCTCACGCAGCCCAAACGGTTCGGCATCGACATCGCCGACTATATGACGGCCGTCCGAGCCGCCGAGAACGTGGACTATTCAAGGCGTTACAAGCTATATGACCTGTATGCCGACATTCTCATGGACACGCACCTCACCTGCGTGATCGAGAAACGGAAGAACGCCGTGCTCTGCTCCGACATCGAGTTCCGCAGGGACGGCAAGCCGGACGACGCGGTGAACGAGCAGATTCGTTCCCCGTGGTTCAACCGGCTGGTCGGCGACATCATCGACGCCAAGTTCTGGGGCTTTTCCCTCTGCCAGTTCTACCGGGAGGGGGAATGGGTGGACTACGACCTTATCCCCCGCAAGCATGTGGATCCTGTAAGGCGGATTATCCTCCGTCACCAGACGGACATCGTCGGCCTGCCGTGGGAGAATTATTCCGACCTGTTGTTCATCGGCAGTCCCGACGACTTGGGGCTGCTGGCGAAGGCGGCGCCGTGGGTCATCTACAAACGGAACACCACCGGCGACTGGTCGCAGTTCTCCGAGCTCTTCGGTATGCCCATACAGGAGTATGTCTATAACTCCGATGACGAGCAGTCCCGCCAGCGGGCGATAGAGGACGCCGCGAATATCGGAAGCCTCGCACAGTTTTTCCACGACGAGGACACCAAACTCAATTTTATAGAAGCCGGCAACAAGACCGGTTCGGCCGATGTCTACGAACGCCTCTGCGAGCGGTGCAACAACGAGATTTCCAAACTCGTCCTCGGTAATACGCTGACGACCGAATCCTCGGAAAACGGCACGCAGGCTTTGGGTACTGTCCACAAAAAGGTGGAGGACAAAGTGGCCGAGGCTGACAAGCGGTATCTCCTCGATGTGCTCAATTACGACATGGCCGATATTTTCGCCCGCATGGGCATCGACACGGCCGGGGGGAACTTCTGTTTCCCGGAGAAGAAGGAGATAGACCCCACGGCGAAGGTCAATATCCTCACGCAGATCGCCCGGCAGTTCGACCTGCCGGTCTCCGACGATTACCTGTACGAGGAGTTCGGCATCGAGAAGCCGGCCGACTACGACCGGTTGAAAAGAGAGCGGGAAGAGGCGCGGAAAAGGGAAGAGGCCGCCGCTAAGCGGCTTCAACAGCAGCAACGGCAAAAACCGGAGGAGGAAGAAATAGAGGAGCCTGCCCCGGAACCCGCCCCGGACCCTAAGCCCGACTCCAAGCGCAAAAAATCCTTCCGCGACCGGCTGGCCCGTTTTTTCGGAAAAGCCCCGTCGGGCGGCGGGGCAGTTTTAGACTGGTAGTCGACCGCCTTTATGAGGCGAAGGAGGGTGAGGTCTCCTCGGGCTTCGAGTTCTCCGGCGAGGTGTTGCGCCGCGCCTTGCGGAACATATACGGCAAGAACTTCCACCCGATGACCGACATCGAGATAAACCTGTTCAACGAGATTTGCGACCGGATAAACGAGGCCGCCCGAAAAGGACTCGACGAATCCGGGACTGTGGATCCGGACGACGACTTCCGCACGGCCATTCTGCGGAACAACGAGGTATTCGCGGCGTTCAAGGTACACCGCATGCAGAACGACATGGCACGCCTGCTGTTGGATTCGAACGGCAATCTAAAACCGTTCGAACAGTGGCGGAAGGAGGTGATGCCCATCGCCTCGCATCAGGTGGGGCAGTGGCTGCGTACCGAATACAATACGGCGGTCTTGCGGGCTCATCAGGCGGCCGACTGGCAGCAGTTCGAGAGGGAGAAGGACGTCTTGCCCAATTTGCGGTGGATGCCTTCCACCTCGGTCAATCCCGGGAAGGATCACATGATATTCTGGGGGACAGTTCGCCCCATCGATGACCCGTTCTGGAACGAGCACCGCCCGGGCGACCGCTGGAACTGCAAGTGCGACCTCTCCTCGACGGACGACCCGGTGACCGAAATCCCCGACTTCACAAGAAAGGACAACCCGCACCCCGGGCTGGACAACAATCCGGGAAAGGACGGCAAACTGTTTTCCGATACTCACCCGTATATAGCGAATGCCTATCCGGGGGCGAAGAAAGCTGTGGAAAGACTCATGGGGAAATTGGATGCTGTCCGCGAGGCGGAGGAAAGCATACGAGGCATTATCGAACAGATAGAAACCGGTTATACACAAGGGATTTCCGTAATAATAGGGAATTTGTCAGAAGATGTAAGACAATTCCTTCTTAAAAAAGGCATAGAGCTTCAAACGGACGAGGTGTACATGACCGATAAACAGATACAACATGCCTTGCGTACTGTAAAACAAAATGCCGGAAAGAGTGTAACAGCAGAGCAACTTGTAGCTTTTCCCTCGTTGATGGGAAAGTGTGAAGTCTATTGGGATAAGCAAAAAAGGAATATACAATTTATCACGCGTCAAGGAAACGAAGTACAAAAATTTGTGGTGGAACCGAATTACCGAACAAAGATATGGGGCGTAAAGAAAACAGTGAATGCCTTTATCACGGCTGGAATAATAGAAGAAAGGAATTTGGGAATGCAGAACATCATAAAAATAAAATAGCCCTTAACGGGTAGGATTCGAACCTCCGATATAAGGGCTTTCGCGCTTCCGCCTCCCGTGGCGGCATCACTAAGGACTATTTATAGCACAAATATAGCGGTTAATTATTAAATAACAAATAAATAGGAGGAAAAATGGCCGAAAAATTTATGGAGAAGGAGCGCAAGGCGCTGGAAAAGTTCCTGCGCCGGGAGATGCCGGTCATCGCCGGGCGAATGGCCCAAGACCATTTTCAAAACAACTTCCGGTTAGGAGGCTTTGTGAACGGAGGGCTGCACCCGTGGCCGAAGGCCAAGCGGTTGTCATCGGGTGGAACAGGAGCTGCCGGCAATTACGGCACGCTGCTTTCCGAGCGGAAAGTCCTATTTAAATCCATCAAATACATACCGGCGGACTACCGGGTGAAAATATCGAACGATGTGGTCTACGCCCCCATTCACAACTGGGGAGACACCGTGCATCCTGCCGTGACCGACAAGATGCGGAAATGGGCTTGGCGACAGTTCTACAAGTCGGCCGGCATCCGGAAGAACGCGTCGAAAAAAACGAAGGCGTCGCGGTTGAAGGAAGCCGCCGCCAACCCGCAGGCGCAGATGTGGAAAGGACTCGCCCTCACCCGGAAAAAGAAACTGAGCATACGCATTCCACAACGGCAGTTTATCGGGGAGAGCGAGGAACTCAACGAGAAAATAGAAAAGAAAATCACTGAAAAAATCTTCAACATTCTAACCTCATAAAATCATGGAAGAAATCTTTATCGCCATCATGGAGCAAATCGCCCGTGAAATGCCGGATCTGTCGCTCATCGACGAGGACTACGGACAATTGGAAATGGGAGCGGACGAGGACCACTACCCGGTCACCTTCCCCTGCGTATTGATCGGGAACACCGATTCGAACTGGCACGACCTCGGCTACGGGGCGCAGAACAGCGAGTCGTTCATCACCGTGCGCCTCGCCATCGACTGCTACCACGACACCAGTCACGCCTCGGGAACCTACGAGAAAGTACGCAAACGCCAGCAGACGGCGAACAAGCTGTACCAAACCTTGCAATGCTTGCAGTGCTCGGAGAACGCCTCGCCGCTCGTGCGGGAGAAAAGCCGGGAATATGCGCTGCCGGGATATATCAAGGTATTCGAGACGACCTTCTCGTTCACCCTGCACGACGAGTCGGCGATGGAGCCGTAACGCTGTAAAACGCAAAAGGGGTGACCGTCCGCAAACGGTCACCCCTTGTCTTATCCCCGGAACAAGGCTATCGGAGTCCTTTCGCCCGCAGCATTTCGAGCAGATCGCCTTCCTCCGGCATCATTTCCAAAATCAGGCTGCACAGAGTGTATATGCAGTCGTGGTCGTTGTCCACACGGTCCTTGTCTATCGCCCCGACGGCATACGTCAGATTGCGCACATGTTCCAGCCAGTCGGCGGCCGGGAACATCGTGGGTATCTCCACCACGATCTTGTCTTTCTCGAACCGTACCATCGCTCAGCCCTCCTTCGTTTCGTTCGCGAACTCCAAAGCCAGCTGCCGGGTCTTCGCGGCTGTCGCCTCCGGGCTCAGATCCGGGCGGCGGATTCCACGTTTCCGGTTTTCGCTCCCGTGCGACGTCAACGTGGCCAGCACGGCATAGCCCGTGCGGCGGCCCGTCAGCACCTCGTGCACATGGTGGCGGCTCACGCCGAAGAACTCGGCCACCTCACGCTCGTCCTCCAACGTCACCCATTGGGGCAGCTCCGCAAAAAACGCTTTCAAGACCTCGTCCCGGTCTTTCGGCTGCAAACGGCGAGGGCGGGACACTCCCATGCGTTTCCCCGACAACAGGCGCAATATCGCCTCGTCCACCATAATGCTGAACTCCGGGCTGAGCCATTGCGCGAAACGCAAGGCGATGCGGTAGTCTTTGCACCATGTTCCTTGATTCTCCGGGCTTCCCCCTTGTCTAATCTCCACTAAATCAGCCGTGGCTCTATTTGTAGCCACGGCAATAGCGTCTATATAACGCCGGGCTTCTTCTGTCTTTAACCAGTTACCGGGTCTAAACGGCCTGCCAAATGGCTGCGACATCTGTGTAAGGTTGATACTTGCGTTTTCGCTGAGGATTTCCGCAGCGAAGCGACTTTGATTCACTTCCACCATTTCAAGGCGCAGGGCCTTGTTTTCTTGATTCTTTTTCATATTATGAATATTTTTGAGCAGTATGGGCCGAAAAAAGACGGCGTCCACTTCCCGTCGCTCTAAGTCATATTCATGGGACTTGCCAACGCCATTACAGCGCAGGCACGGGGTTGGATGCCGTCGTATCTTGCAAGGCATAAAAAATGCCCGTATGCGGTGCATCGGACAGACTACGCCGTCCCATGAATGTATGTCTCAGAGCACCGCAAACATACGAATTATTTTTTCAAAAACCATACATTTCAACAAAAAAAATAGCGATGCGCCACTTCCCGTCGCTCTAAGCCATAACTACTGGACTTGCCTGCACCATTACAGCGCAGGCACGGGGTTGGCACACCGCTACACCTTGAACAGTTCGAGCTGGGAGGCCGTCAGCCGGGGGACTTTCACTTTGGGCAGGGGCTTGAAGTCCTTGTCGGTCCCCTCGCGGGACTTACGCCGGATAATGGCCATGATACGCTCCTCGGAGATAAAGAACTCACGCTCCGACAGAATGCGCAGCGCGTCATCGAACCGCAACCGTTGCACCTCGGTCCAGTAATAGTAACGACGGCACAGCGCCTCGTCCCTCAGCCTGATCAGTTCTTTGTCCCTTCCTTTGCCCATAATGCAAATATAATTGATTTTCACCCGCTTTTTATAAAAGAAGTGCCGATTTTTTCACATTTCGGCACTTCCTGTTTAAGGGGTCAACGCCTGTTCCGCGAATCGCCGCCGGCCCCGATTCACGACCTGTTCTTTACGATTCGGTCATTCCCAGCGGTATGGGCCTCCACATGCCGTTCCTGTCTTTCATCTCGGCGCGGATAAACTGCTTGCTCACCTCCGGCTGGTAGCTCTCCTCGATAATGCGCACACCCTCCATGAACCGTGCGTCGCCGGTATCTTCGGCCACCTTGCGCAGCTGCACGATACGGCTGGCCTTTAACGTGCCTTTGGCGTCGCGGCTCAACAGCCGGAACACCATGTTCACCAACGCCTGCGTCTTTTCGTCGTTGGCCAGCGAGGCGATGTACTCCTTCACGATGGCGATTCCGTCCTCTACCGTGTCCCGGTAGCCGTCCGTCACATACACGCCCAGCGTGATGCGTTTGTCGCCTGCGCTGTTGGTGAAGGTATGGCTGCGTTGGTCGTTGCGCATTTTCGTTTTAAACAGGTCGGACTTCATGGCAAGTATAGCCTTGAAATTGTCAAGCACCTTCTGTTTGCTCTCCTTGATCTCCTCGCTGATACCCAGCAACACGGGAATGGAGTTCTCGATCTCCTCGTCCACCATTTGCTTGTACATCTCACGGTCGGCTTTGGCCTTCTCCTCGGCCGCTTTTTTCGCTTTCTCCCGTTGGAAGGCTTCGAATTCTGCTCGTTCTTCCGCTGTCATGATTACTGTTTGTTCGTTGAGTTCTTTCATAATCATTTATTTATAAGTTTAAAAAAAATATGCTACTTTTGTAAAAAAAATTACATGGATTTTACCGAATATATTCGTATTTTCAATAAGGAGCAAAAAGGACAATTTACAAGTTTCTGTATTCAACTACCTCTAATATTTACAGTCCTTTATCTATATTGTCCTCTGTTTAAGGAAATGGATTTATACGTACAAATTATATTTTCTATAACGGCTTCCATACTTACGCTGTTCTTTTTTGATATTTTCCTGATATTCTATTATAAAATGCTAAAAATAAGCTCTACATTCGACATTATATTGCCCACAGTTCCTGTCTTATTTTCCTCTTCCTATTTGATATTATCTGTTGATTTATATCAATTAGGTTATCAATATGCATTACATATCTATCTGTATAGTTTATTTGCATTTGTGGCCTTTTTTATGGGGATAGGAATATTCATTCATATATTTAATCGTTATCATAAAAATAAGGGGAAACAAATAACTGGGAAACAAATAGATTTGTAATCCAATTTTTAGGGGCGTTGGGGTCTATAATTACATAGGCGTCCCAGTTCAGTTTTACATCATGCACCTTTTCCTTCATTCTTCCTCCTCGTAATTCTGCATTTCCGGCTCGTCGTCAATCCACATCGATTCGCTGTTAGCATAAGCCCAGTCGGCCAGTTCGCTGAGAAACTCGGCGGCCTCTTGACGGCTCATGTCCGAGATAAATACCGTAACTTCTTTTTTTACAATCTCCAAATTGGTTCGTGTTTTATTTTCCATATCTTCAATTTTTAGGGGCGTTGGGGTCTATGATTACATAGACGGCCCGGCCCGGTTGTTTCACTTCGTGTTCTTGTCTCTTTTCCGTTTCCTTCACTTTCAGCCCTCCCTTCCGCTCGATGGAGCGCAGCTTTACGGCCAGTTGTTCCAGTTCTTCGGTATCGAGCCGGCCGAAAGGCTTGCCGGCGATCCGGGGATTCAGGCAAAAGTTGTTGACCCTTTCCCAGTCCGTGGTGTCGATACCGATTTTCTGCATGAGTTTCAGACATATGCTTCGGCGGAACCGCAGCTCCTCGCGCAGTTTCTTTCGCCATTCGTCCTGCCCGGTCAGCTGTTCCAGAGCGGCGCAGCACTCGTTGTACTCCGCCCGGGTCATTTCGCGCAGGCTTTCGGTGCGATTCCGTGTATATTGTCGCACGATCGACCGCTTGAACTCTTCCCGGTCGCCATAATAGGGCACTTTGCCGAACAGGGCGTAAAACCGGGCGAAATTGGTTACTTCCTGTGCCATATCACTCTCCGTTAAGAATCATATCACACTCCGTTGATTTTGTACTGATACGATATACTATCTTGTCAGGAGTAATTGATTTTTCCCTATATGCAGCCTCTGTCTGCTCGGCATATAATCTCTTAAATTCTGACCCCATCTTAGAAAGTATTTCCTTGTTGTATTGTCCACAAAACCCTATGCGTGAAGTATAAATTTCACGGATTTTCCCTTTATAAGCAGTTGCGGTCAATGTCATTACCACCACTCCTGTTGTATTTTTTTGTTTACTCATGGCAATATATTTTATTCAAACAACACTTTAATGCCGCACGAGGAGGCCACGTCGAGCTCGAGCTTGGCTCCCTTCGACAACTCCCAGCCTTGCAGCATATAGATATAATCACAACCGAGCAGCAGGGCGATGTCCGCCCGCATGTGATCCCGCCAATGCGCTTCATCTGGCAGCCCGTTCTTGAACGGGTTCACAGGTTCGTAGCCTTTCAAACTCAAATAGCGCTCGGCCTGATCGAAAGCCTGACGCCTCTCTTCCAAGTCATAATGGGCTATCGCCCCGCTGATGTACACTTTCTTGTTCATTTTTTTCTGTGGTTTTGTCGTTCGTAAAATTCATTCAATCGTTCTTCCAGTACCACCGTGTAGTTACACAGTTTGCAGCAGATGTTTTCTTGCGTCTTTTCCATGATCATACTATTTCAAATTGCACTACAAAATCATATTCTCTCCGCAGACGGCGAACCTGTGCGATGTTGTCCGGCTCGCTGCCGTAGGGCAGGTAAACACAGCGTTCTCTCGTGTTGACTCTCACGCCCTTCTTCCGGAGCCTATACAGCAGGTTCTTCCGGCGCATACTCTTTTTGTCCATCTCCCATCCATGTTTTGGCGGCGCCTTCCTCCCATATTGTGTAGGGCTCGCCCGGTTGTTCCATGAAACGGCTCTTGCACCATGCTTTGAAGCCGCTCACCATGATTTTGACATCGGCATCGTATTCCACCTTTCGGGCCGTCCTGCCGGCTGGGTGCATTCCCTCGGCATGGCTGATGAAAACGAACAGCTTTTTGGGATGCCGCTCCTTTAATTCTTTGTAAGCGGGGTAGCTCAACCCGCTATATTGGAAACTGTCTATGATCACCACTCTGGGACTGCCCCTTCGTTTCAACCGTTCCTCCAGTTGATCGATCGGTTCCCGGTCGAGAATCAGCAGCCGCTTGCGTACCTCTTCCATTCGATGGCGTTTCAATGACATTTGCAAAGAGAGCCCCGTGCTCTCCTCCAAACTGTCGTATATCACCTTGTCGAACGCGCAGAGGTATTTGGCCAGTTGCATGACAAAAGAGCTCTTGCCGTTCCCGCTCGACCCCCAGATGATCCACACCCCGCTCTTGGCAGGTCGGCCGATGGAGACGAGCCACTGCCCGGTGAACTCGTAACAGGGTATCTTCATGTTAAGCACCTCTTTGGGGCTGTACGCTCGTTTCAGTTTCATGGCTTGGCTCTATTGATATGACCCTATATTGTAGAAAATTGAATATAATATACGGATAAAAGGATATGGGGGGCAATTGTCCGACACGGATTTTCCGAAAAGGAATATATGCGTCTTTCCATATTTCATTCTGGAATGGACCGACTTCTTCAACAATCCCGTCTTCGTTTACCTTGAACCACAAGATGTTCTGACCTTTATCCTCTAATGTTATTTTCGTCATCATATCTGCACCCTCCTCAATTTCTCGATTTCGGTATATACCCGGCGAAGCCCGCCGCCGGTAAGGTTTACGATCCGGGCGATGTCCGAGCCCTCCGGGGCGTTCATCTTCGCCACGATGGCGGCCTGCGCCCGCAGGAATTTCTCGCGCTCTTTGGCATCGTCGGGGGTCACCTTGCTGTATGTATCGCCATACCGGCTCAACATCTCGGTGTAACCCACCTTCTTGCCCTCGATGGCCCGGTTTATCTTCTCTTTCAACCCGTCGGCTCCCATCATGTACCATGCGCAGCAGCGTTCGGTGGCGTTCCACAGGGCTTTCAATTCCAAAAAAGCCTCGTACTGCAAGTCTCCGGCCTCGTCCAGTACGATAAGCGGGGTGTCTATCGTGCGCAGGTAAGCCACCAGATCCTCGTAGACGTCGCCGTAACGTCCGTAACTGCTCACGCCGAACTCTTTGGCGATATACCGTATCAGTTTGAGTTTCGTTTTCACTTGCGAACAGTCCACATACACGGCGTTTTTGTGGTTTTTGACGTACACCTTCGCCGAGAAGGTCTTCCCAATGTTGGGCATGTCGCACAGAATGGCGCTCAGTCCGCTCTCCTGACACATCTCCAACTGCTTGCTGATAAACGCATAGGTCGGGGTCTTGGCCGCCGTCCACGGCATTTCGGCCCGCAGTTGCACACCCAGCCTCCGGGCGATACCCACCCAGTTGGCGTCGCTCACTTGTTTTTCATAATTTCCTCTTTTGATGGAGTTGTACACGCTCGGAGAAATACCCAGAGCCGTCGCATGGCGGTTGTCGCTGGGATAGTTCCCCCGGTCGGCGGCTATCGCCTCCGCAATCCGTTGTTTCAATTCGTTCGTTATTTCCATATTGAATGCTGTTTGAATGTTTTTTTAATATCGTTAGAGTTTGGACATGGCGTCTCTTTCGAAGGACGATACATTGAGGTATGCCGAATAGTCTTCCGTATCGTCGGCGGGCTGCGTCTCCACCGCCTCGGCTTTTACGGTGGATACCGTTTTCGAGGCCTCTTTGCTCAGGATTCCCAACGGCTTGATTTTGCCCTCCTTGATCATCTTGTCGAACTTGGCTACATATTTTGCCTGTTCGGTATAAGCCTCGCGGTCGGCCTCGGTCTGCTCGGCCGTGTTCTCGTTATACCGCGGGGCAGGCTTGCAGGCGGCGAGATACCGTCCGTTCTGGTAGATATACACCTCGTCGATGTTTCCGTCGCTATCGGGCAAATAATAGGCTTCAACCTTGTAGTTACGGGGTTCGAGCCGGGCGATGACTTCCGGGTCGGGAAGGCGGAAATCCTTGTATTGTACCTTGAAATAGCTGTTGTTCCGTATGGTCGTGTTCGTGTGGAAGCCGATATACCGGTAAAGCACGGCCTTGTCCCACGGGCGGAGGTTCGGGTTCTGCATTTTGCAGAATACGTCCCAGCGGGTCATGCCGGGGTATCGCTTCTGATTCGGGTGTAGCTGGTTATTATACTCGTTTATGGCACGGATATCGTCGGCCACCAGCTCGTCGTAGGTATAGCTCTTCACCTTATAGGTGTCGTTGTACTCGTCATATACTTTCTCTTCCTTCGGACGGTTCGCTTCCAGACGGGCCCACCAGCGGCCTATGCCCGCCTGCGAGCGCTTCTCCACGCCGTATTTCTTCGCCCGGTTGAAATGCTCCGCCCGCTTTTCCCGCGAGTTGCCGGGGTTACACCACCGTATCAGGGGGAACACCGTGCCGGCCTGCATCAGGCCGTCGGCGAAGTCCTTCACCAAGTGGTGCTCCACTTCCAGCTCCGCCGGTATGTACATGCCGTTGCGGTCAAGGGTTCGGAACATGTTGCGCATGCAGTCGAGGAACAGTTCGGCGGTTTTCAGCCGGTTGTAAGCGTAGCCCACCACGGCGCCGCTCACCACATCGTAGGCGTAGTAAGCCTTTACCCGGTTGCCGTCCTTCATGGGGCGCGGCAGGTCACGGTCGTCGAGGGAGATCTTGCTGAGCGAATAGGCTCCCGTGTAGCGTAAATGGTACGGACGGTAGGCGTTGTTGAAGTCCCATTGGCTCATGTGATGTTTCGCCCTCAACGCCTTGTTCTTGGGTTTGGTCAGATAGTTCGCCACCGTCTTGGGACTTAACACGATCGGGTTGCCGTTTTTGTCTGTAAAATCGGCAGGATCGAGTATCTCGCCCGTTTCCGGGTCAAATAATTCGCATTCTCCTTCCAGAAACAGGTTGTATTGTTCCCATACCGTCGTGTTATAGGGCTGTTCCGGTTGGGCGTCTATCGCCAGCAGCACCCGCTCGATGCCGTAAGTCACCTTGCGACGGTTCTGGTTCATGAACTTTCCGCTGATCAGGCTCTCATATCCCTGAGCCTTGAAATCCCACACGCGCCTCTTGAAGCGGTTGGCGCTGATCGGCAGCGTATGTCCGAATTCGACTTGGTAGTAGCTGATCGCTCCGGCCATTTCGCCCCAGTTCACCGGCCCGCCTTTCATCGCCTTGCGTATCAACACCGTGTCGGCCATCAATTCCAGCACACTCTCTATCACCGAGGCGTTCACCGTGTACTCCTGTATGCGTTCCGGAGGGAGCGTGTTACCGTTGTCGAAACGGAATCGGGAATAGAACTCCCGGGCTTTTGCGTCGATGTGGAAGTGGCTGCCGAACCAGTTCCTGAGAATATCGTCTTTCATGTCCCCGTATTTTAGCTTTATCTTCTCCTGAAACCGAATGGGAAGGGTGGACACCTCTATCAGCGCGTAATTTCCGAGCCCTTTCCCTTGACGGACTACATTGATTTGTCCCCGGGCTGCCAGTTGCTTATAATTAGCCTCTGACATGATGGGTGCAAGTTCCTCCTCGGAAAGCATCGACGGATGTACATCTTTCAACGCACGACTTCTGCTGTAGTCGCCCATCCCATCGATGATGACGGGGCGGTCGTCGTATGTCAGATCGTGGTACGATATGCACAATATCTTTCCGTAGTATTCCATATCGCTTCCTCTTACAACACGGCTGCCATCTGTTCCACCTCGCTCTGCAACTGCATGAGGCTGCAAACGTCCAATTTCTCGTAACTCTCTTTCAGCCGGTCGTCCACGAACACGGATACGTTCCCGGTCTCCCTGTGCGCCACTATCTTTACACGCGGCCCGAATCTCTGGGTCATCGTTTTTTCTCCCTCCTCGTAGGAAGTCTCGCACTCCGGCGCGTAGCCGTCCGTCAACTTGCCGCCGCGTTGCAGGGCGAGGTGGCGTATCCGCCGGGCTTGGTCGCTGTTGCGCTGGAAGGTCAATGCCTGCCATACCGCTTGGCGGGTACAGTTGAATGTTTTCATCAGGAAGGACTTAGTCTCGTTATCTGTCAATATCTGCTTTCTCATTTGTCTGTTTATTTGGTGATTGTTATATTTGCGATTGTTTACAATAACTACATCATGAAACCGTCCGGAAAAACTCCCAAGAAATGGAGATTGAACTATGTGATTACATACTTGGATGCCGAAAAGGCAAATCGGTATCGCCAGTTTGTCCTTGACACCCTAATCAGTACCGCGACATTGCGTAGAATTGACTACGCGATAGACATCGAAGCCCCATTGTTCGACGAAATTCACGATAAATTGCATACGCCTTTTCAAGGATTTGTCGCCGACCTTGTTCGGTTTCGTTCTTCTTCGAACTCTTTATCCTCGATAAAGGAGTTCCGAGCGATAGTCGACGGCCTGTTTCAAGACTATGACATCTTTTTTCGGGGTGATCCGTTCGAGGTTCAGAGTCAGCTCCAAAAATTCCTGAAAGAGGATCCTTTCCCGGAACAGTTCTGTCGCCCGCTGGCCTATCCGTATACGGAGTTCCATAACGGGAAAAAATCAACTCTTTGTATAACTGAGGAAGCTCTTCAAAAGATAATAGACGATAAAGAGGGTTCCCCGAAAAATTCTCAATGGCTTTCATAATCAAAGGCTGTCAATGGCTTTGGTTCGCATTCCTTCTTCGTTCAGAATCTCGTAAAGCCGGGTTCCCTTTTTCAGTTCCTTGCACAACACCTGTAATGCCTCCTCGCACACGCACGACAGGTTCTCGACGACGCGGCAGGTGTCCGAGTCGTTTCGCTCGTCCTCTGTCAGGATGCTCTTGATAAGCTCCAGCGTCTGGTCGGCGACATTCTGCATGTGTGTCACGTTGCCGATCAGCGTGCGCAACTTCTGTTTGATCCGCGCCTCCATTTTTGTTGGATTCATTGTTGCTTTCATAACTTTAAGTTTTAATGGTTGGATTTTGTGGGGCATGGGGAATCGAACCCCAACGCAAAAACCATTGCCCCGTGTGTCTTTCCACACCGTCCGCCCGTCTCTTGACGCCTTCCGGGCTGTCACGCTCGGTTTGCTTTTCAATCTTTTTTACCTTGATTCTTCAACATCGAGCAGAGGTACTCCTTGTCCTCTTCCCAAAGGGGCAGCCCCATTTCTATGGTCATCTTTACGACAGCCGCTTCCCCAACGAGCTTGACCGCCTCCCTGCGGAAATCTGTGTCGTCATACGCATGGGCCTTGCCGATAAGGAACCCGGCCTCTTCCTCGTTGCGGGTGTTCAGCTCCTTTTTCAAGCCTCGATTTTCGGCTTCTATACGGTCTATATGCTTGCTAATCTCACGGAGGCACTGCCGCAATTCTATCTCGTCGTTGTCATAGACATAAGCACACATCGCCTTGAATTCCTTGCAGAACATATCTTTATCCATATCCCCGGCTGCCATATAGAGGCTTTCTATGACGCTGTACTCTCCCGGTTTCACTACTCTCTTCGTGAGTTCCTCAAATTCTTTCTGTGTCATGGCTGTTATCGTTTTACTGTTGTTTTCATGGATTCCAAATAATCTATAAACTCCTCCCGTACCTGTTGTTCGAGTTCCAAATCGAGTGTATAGACAAGTTTTATGATCTCATTCGGGCTATCCAACCTTTGGCGACCGTTCAGCAAGTCATTAGTGAATTTCGCGACTTGGGTTTCCAAATATTGCCGTACGGCCGTGAGCTTGCCTGTTCCTACCACCGCACGGAGTTGGCGATACACCGAAAGCTGGCGCTGCACCTTATACATACATTCCGAATACCAGCGGAAGAAGTATTCGTAGTCCTCGTTCATTCTTTTCGAATAGTTGTCCGCCTCCTTTGTAAGGCCGTCGATCCGGTGTTTTACACGCTTGGCTATCATCGCCAGATCTTCCTGCTCCAAGTCAATCATTGTTTCGTCTTTCATATTCTTTAATTTTCTCTGTTCGTTAATTTCCAGCCGATTTCGTATATTTGGCCGCTGTTTACTGATTAAACACTTTGCAAATATACAAAAGATTTCGCCACATGCAAACAAAAGAGCAAAAAATATCGCCGATAAAACAAAGAATTTTGCAATATGCTGCTACATTAGGTATCAGTAAGCGCGATTTTTATACCAGAATAGGAGTGTCAAGAGGGACTCTTGAAAGTGCAACAGGTATAACCGAAGATATTATGGCGAAATTTATCGCCACATATCCAGATGTTAATCCAGAATGGCTCCTAACTGGACATGGGAATATGCTCAAATCTGTAACAGTTAATCCTACTGCTACCAATACACCTATACCGGAAGATAATATCGATCGACCCAAAGCCCGCCCTTTAACAACGATATGGGAAACCACAAACGTAAAGCCCATTCCTTTGGTTACTGAAACAGCAGCGGCTGGCTTTGGTAACGGTTTCCTCTCTATTGAAAAAAAAGATGTAAAAGAGTACTACGTTATACCCAAGTTTCGCTACTGCAATGTGGATTTCATGATCGAAGTATCCGGTCTTTCCATGTACCCGCATTTTAACCCCGGGGACGTGATAGCCTGCACTATACTCAAAGACCGAAAATTCCTACAATGGAATAAATGTCACGTCATCGCCACACGGGAGCAAGGTATTCTCGTGAAACGGCTTATGCCGAGTGCAAAAGATGGTTATATTACAGTAGTATCCGATAACAAGGAATATCCGGCTTTCGATGTACCGTTCGATGAGATAACAGGTCTCGCCCTTGTCGTTGGATCAGTCGGCCTCGAGTGAACATAAACGCACAACACATTGATAAAAACACGTACATCGCGCAACGACGCACAAAAAATGACACGCACACGTTTTTTAATGGAATACAAGCGAATATTTATTTTAATACACTAATGATCAATTATATATAACAATTTTGTGATTAAAAATAAATGTCGTTTTTCCTCCTTGAAAATGGTAAAAAACGGGACTTATTTGCATTTTAGCACCTTTTTATATTTTGGGGTATACGTTAATAATAGTTGTTTTGTAACCCTAAACGTAACCCTAAACTCAATAAAATTGTAACCCTAAATAGTAACCCTAATTGTAACCCTAAATCAAAACGGACACAAAAAAAGAGGGCACTCAGCCCTCTCTGTCAGCATTCAAAGGAATAACGCTCGAAAGCCATTCGACAGGCGTTATTATATCGTTCTAATCGTCAGCCTTTCTACCGCCCGAAATGAGCGTAGATTGCTTAATTATAGCCCTTTTCGTGCACACCGTGCCATTCCCGGACAGCCCGGCATGGAGCAGGTAATTCTTCGTCGCTCCCACTTGTTCAGCCGTCAAAACCGTATATACCGCCGATATACTGCTGAAATACCAGTCCTTTTGTTTTGTTCCGTCTATATTATGCAACAAATGCACATGTATTACCTTTGCCATATCGCAACTTTTATACCTACAAATATACTAAATAACTATTATTTGGAATAAAATAAATAATATAATTTGAGATAAATCAAAAAAACGGCAGCGAAACCGCCAAACTACCTTCCCCGATCAGTGCACCCCATGACGCTGATGGAGCGGACACAGCCATAAAAAACACATTTATAAGCCCATTTGAGCAATATTCACGACCCGATGTAAAGATATGGCCCCCAAAAAGCCTTTTTCCCCTCGTTTTTGTAAAGCCTATGTAAAGCCCATGCAAAGAAAAAAACCGCTTCGAATTTCCGACCTATTTTTCACTCAACCCCGTAACCCCCTATAAACAAACGCTTTTCGCCTCATTTTCACCAACTCTCAAAAAACCGCTTCGAATTACGCCCCATAAATTCCGTTCACTTTCTGATAGCATCCAGAAAAGGATTGGTAAAATTTGGTAGCTCCGTCGGCACGACCCATATCGGAACTTTGTTGTCCCATATAGTCGGCATCGCTACTAAATGCTCCTGAGAGGACGGTATTAGGAGGACACCCCAATGCATCGTCAACGCTATTGCGCGGTTCTGCCTTCAAAAAAACATTGTTTTCGTATACAACCGCTACTTTTTCTTTTTCTCCAAATTTACTTGCATGCTGTTCGCCAAACACATTCACTGTAAACAACATTACAAGCAACACGCTCATGTAAATCTGTTTCATTTTCTTTGTCTTTTTAATTAGTTTGATTTTTATTTAATTATGAGAGCGCAAAATTATAATATTATAAACAAAATGAAGAATAAAAAGAACTTTAAATGTTTTTTTCTTAATATTGTATTTGTATACAATATAAATATGTCTGTATAAAAGGAAAGGTATGTACAAAAAACTCTTATGAAACCTTATTTATGGGGTAAGTTTTTTGTGTAAAATTGTATGCTGTATAACAAATTTCTGTAACTTTGAATTTTAAGAACGATAATACTAATCGTTAAATATTATAATTGAGTATTATGAATAGATGTTTTTATCACTGGATTTCTAATATTCAATGAAATAGTTTATCTCTCATGTTGGGCTTACGTCGCTTTCTGCTTTTTTCGTAAGCGGGAAATCTATGATATGGGTATATAACAATTATCGTAAAGAAAATAATAACCATAAATCGAAATGAAGGTGAGACATTCGAGATTTTCGGTCGGAGTGATCCTGTTTGCATTAGCGGTGCTTCCGATAATGGCACAAGAAAGAGCAGCCCAAATTCGGGAAAAATTGTTGAGTCGGAATCTCCACTCTGTAATCGTAGTATCGCATCGAGCAGACTGGCGTAATTTCCCTGAGAATTCGTTGGAAGCTATCGAGAGTGCAATTCGCATGGGGGTCGATGTCGTTGAACTCGATTTACAGCGGACGAAAGATGGGAAATTGATATTGATGCATGATTCTAAACTCGATCGTACGACGACCGGGAAGGGTAAGGTCTCGGATTGGACGCTCGATTCTATTAAAACATTGCGGTTAAAGAACGGTTGCAATATCAAAACAATACACAAGGTTCCCACTTTGGAAGAGGCTTTACTTGCCGCAAAGGGGAAAATAATGATTAACTTGGATAAAGCCGACCGTTATTTCGACCAAGTTTATGAATTGTTGCAAAAGACCGGTACGACCGAACAGATAATCATGAAAGGCAGTAAGCCGGCGAAAGAGGTGAAAGCTCGATTCGGGAAATATCTCGATGAGGTAATTTATATGCCCATTGTGAATCTCGATAAAGAAGATGCAAAACGACAGATAGATGTATTTGTCGAGGATATGCGGCCGGCCGCTTTCGAATTGTTGTTTGTCAAAGACAGCAACCCATTGCCCCGAATGCTTGCCGATTCGTTGAAAGGGGAGTCCCTTATTTGGTATAATACTTTGTGGGACACAATGGCGGGAGGACATGACGACGACATGTCACTTGCCAATCCTGACGAGGGGTACGGTTATTTGATCGATGTACTCGGCTGTCGTATCATACAGACCGACCGTCCGGCATATTTGCTCGATTATCTGCGGAAACGAGGGTTACACGATTGATTTTTGTTTATTGTGAGAAATGAATAGAAGTTTTATTTATTCCCAGAGATCGGGTATGGGAGAGTGTCCCACGGCGTTAGGCGTTTGATGGAATGGTGTTTTTGTACCGGAATGTATTTCATATAGCGATTTGGCTGTTTCGATAGCCGCATCGACCATATAGGGATAGGGCCTGTCGGTAACGTCGATAAAACCGCAATTGTAATTCTCCCCGTCGGTGCGTCCGTTGATGTTCTGATCGATCCATCGGAACCAGCCTGTACCGATGAGCCCTCGGTGAGCAAAGGCGTTTTCGGTATAATACCGAAAAGCATCTCCTCTTTCTTTTTGTGAGTTCACTTGCCACAGGGATTGTGCGAGTCCTCTGTCGACTGTCCCGAAGTGGTACTCCCCGATAATCATCGGCAACCCAGAGATTTCCAAAGCATGATTCATTTTTTCGTGGTCGGGAGATAGAGCGTAGCAGTTGAAACTCAAAGCATCGAACGACTCTTTGCTAATTCGTAGCAATTCATCGTCTAATTGCTCTATGTAGCCATATCTTATTCCTAAGTTCAGATGATTGGGATCGTTCTTCTTTAACGATTTGGATATGGTTTTCATGAGTTTCTCGAATGTATTGTATATAAAAGTTTTGCGGGTGTCGGGTGTATCGCCGGATTCTTTCAGAAAATTTTGTAATTCTGTTTTGATGGGGCGATCTTTTCCATTTAGAATTAAGGAACACAGGCGATTTTCTTTCGAAATCCAAGCGGGTTCGTTTCCGATGAAATAGCCTATTAACCAATGATTGTTTTTGTATTTTGCCACATTACGGGCAATTGCTTCGTCTATCTTTTTTTCAATTCCGTTGTCATATACGTCCATCAATCCCATCAGTTCGTTTTCGAACCCTATGTTTTCCAAAGGTAGAATGAATGCTTTTCGATTCTTGTCGTATATAGTTTTATCCGACCAGTTTGCAAGGGTATTCAATCCCCACTTGTTCATTCTTTTGATTGTCATTTCGGCAGCTCGGTCGAGATAATTTTTTCCGTATCGACGATATAGGTTCCAGATACCGAAAGAGGCTGTATGTGTTTCGGGCGATACATTCTCGGATTCGACGAAAAGTTCTCTGGGCGGAAGTTCTTGAAACATATTTGTGCATTTGTCGGTGTTTTTCGTGTAGTAGTCTCCGACGGGGGCGACGCAATCGACCCCATAGGAGAGGAATAAATATCCGTCCGGGTCGATGAGCCACCAACGATCGTTGATCTGTTCTGTCCTGAAAAAGCCCGTCGATTTTACTCGTTTGTTCAAATAGCCTCCATAACGGGAATAGTTGAAATTTTCTGTTTCGTTAATTTCGGTTTCTTCTTGCAGCCATTCTTTTAGAAGTTGTTCTTCGGAGTAAATTTTTCCTTCATAGTCGCCCAAGTTCCATTGACCGAACTTGTCGAAAGCGGGCTTATTCTCTAAGTACCTGTCGCCGGGATCGTCTTTTGACAAAGCGATCGATCGCAGTTCGATCGTAGGGTTATCGATAGGGGCTCTCATGCGTATGCCTATTGAATCTACTCCTGTCAAAGGTCCTCGTTTCCCTCCCAAGTTGATCCAGCCTGTTGTTCTCGGTTGATTGGAAGTTGCTGCTATATCGTGTTTGGCAACGGGTAGTTCTCTGAAAAATCTCAGTGGAATGGTTAATTTGTTCCATGCGTTGGGAACATATGATATAAGTCGTAGTTCGTTGTATCCTGAGTCGGTGGTGAATCCTAATTGAAATCGCTGTGGCGTGGTGGAACGAAATTCTATGGTTACATAGTCATACTCGTCCCAATCGGTAGGTAGTTGGGGTGCGATGTCTTTTATCGCGATTTTTTTACCCGACACGATTTTCTTGCTGTCGAATTGGAATTTTACAGAATCGTTGGTATGGCATGATGTCAAACCGAGAACGAGGAAAATGATTCCGTAGGATAACAGTCTGTTTTTCATGATTGATGGGATTTGTGATTTTTATTTTTTTTCTGGAAGTGGTATGGAATATTGAATGTCGTTTTCGGCGAATACTCGTACGTAATCTACATACATATCCGATACATTCCCGAAGCGTTCGAGGTCGATAGGCCAACCACTTATTCCTCCAATCGCGTAGTTTATCAGGAAGAAAAGCGGTTTTTCTTTTGATATGTCGTTCGTTGTATGCCTCAGTACTTCGATACCGTCGAAATAGTATATTGTTTCGTCTCGTCCTACATATAGACCATAGGTGTGGAAGGTGGTGGACCAATATGATTTTCCACCCAGTTCCATGATGGGAACTCGTTTATTAAAGCGTTTTTTATATGTCCCATCGGGTTCTTTTTGTCCCCAGAAATGGCTCGTGATGGAGTAGCCCGGGTGGTTGGGGTTACCTTTTCCTACCCCTCCATAGGCTTCGACAATATCCAGTTCGTCTCCATTGATGCCTCGGTCGATACTGGTGAGAGTCCAAAATGCAGGCCAAGTACCGGGTGCAGACTGGGCGGTAAACCTACATTCGAGATAACAGGGGGCTTTTGTGAAAAATCCTTCACCGTCCATATTTACAGACGATATTAGTCCTGAGCTTCCTTTTGTTCCGGCTCTTTTACGGGCTTTAATTTTCAAATAGGTGTCGACTTGTTCGAAAGGATTATCAGGACCGTCGACATCGGAAAATGGCCAGCCGCTGAAATCTCCGTATCGGGGCTTGTGAGCGCAGTACCGGGCGTTTTTGCCGTCATTGGATATGGATAATTCATTATCGAAGTCATCTTCAAATACGAGTTTCAGTCCTTTGGACTGAGAGGGAACGGTATCCGGTATACCGTAATTCCATTTTTTACCAGCTTTGTTGTAGAGCTGTAACTCAAATACATCTTTTTTCCCCTCGTTGTTACTT